TTCCATCACCCAACACCAAATAAACAGGTGAATACGCAATATTATGTTTTTTTTGATCGTATCTAATCTCGCCTAAAGCAATTACTACAGGTATTTCATCTTCTGTTAAATTGATACGATACACACTAACATTTTTATCTTTATCATTTTTGAAAAATTTTTTTGGTTTTGGATAATTTATATAAGTATTTAATTTTGAACTTAATGTTGTCATGTATATCTTAATCTAATATTAAAAATTTTTTTAAGTAGTTATCATTCTTAATTTGTTCTATACAATACCACAATTCATTCCTTCTATTTACTATTTCACTATTTCCTTCATCTTGTTCAAAAATAATGATATCCTGTATTAAATCAGCCTTTCTTTTTTTTCTTTTAGAAATATCATAGTAATCGCATATTCTTTCTAATTCTTTTTTAGTAAATTCATTATATTCTTCTTCAAGTAAATAATATATAGCTGTAAAATTTTCACCTTCCGTATCATATGTTTTTGGTTTTGTTTTCTCTTTTTCTTCCACACAATTCATAATATCCTTCAAATTTATTGTGGTATCTTTTTGTATATTATCAATTATCGAACATTTAATATTTTCCATATTAAATATTATTAGTGATTTCTTTTTATATTCATTCTTCAAGTTCATCTATTATATCTAAGCATTTGAATTGTAATTTTTTAGATATACCTTTTTCACCATTTTGTTCTGAATAAAACTCTATTGTTCTTACAATACCTTCCCATTCTTTTTCTTCTTTTTTTAATTCTTCCTTACCTTTTGTCAAAATTATTGATATATTTTCCATTATTTCTTCGTTTGTATCAATAAATTCCTCATCAGATGAATTTGAATTGATTTTATCCAATAAATCACGTATCACATTATAAATATAACTTTTTGGTACAATTTCCTTTATCATTAAATTTACAAAATAACTTGACATACCTCTCCTACCTTCATTCTTTTTATTACAATTGCAAAATTCATTGTAATTATCGTTTGATAATTTGACACAATCTATTTTATCAAATACTTTTATAAATTTGTCAAGATTTTCATGACATACCTTTTCCATTATTTTGAAATTTTTTATAAGATCACGAAATAATTCGGCATACAAAGCTGACCAAAAAACATTTAAACAACCAATTTCAAATATACTATAACCTATCTCTAATAAAGTTTTATATGTTTTTTCATTATCTTTCTCTTTATCAATTATATTATTAATAAAATTGAATATCTCATTAGAAATAACATCATAATTATTTTTTGTTAATTTATTAAGATTAATTCTCAATAGATCCATTTTCGCTTCCATACCATCTTGATTCTTTTTTAATTGTGTTGTTTTAAAATTTCGTATTTGTTCCCAATCTTCTTTATTTATATGATATTTTTGCTGCCTTGGCTTTTTTTTAAAAATGGGTGTTTTACTATAATTTGGTGCTCCAACTTTACGAGCTAAATCATTTACAATTTTAATTGTTGTCGCACTTAATTCATCAATTTGACACATTTCTGCAATTTTATTATAATCTTCTAGATTGTATTTAACCATAATAATATTAATCCCGTCTTGCTTTTATATCATTTAAAAAAAAATATTAATAAAACATTTAAAAACACTTAAAAGAACAATCATAGATATTATAATGGCATCTATAGTAACGAATAAAGAAACCAAATTAAGAAATAATTATGAGTCATACGAGATAAGTAATTGGGAAGACGAAAAACTAGATTTAAATAATAATGTTTTGAGAGGAATATATTCATTTGGGTTTGAAAAACCTAGTTCAATTCAAAAAAAAGCATTATATCCAATGACCAAAAATATACATAACGGTCGTAGGAGAGATATAACCGCACAGGCACAATCTGGAACAGGAAAAACAGGAGCTTTTGTGATAGGCGCATTAAGTGTATTAACACAAACTAAAGGGCCGCAAGTATTAATACTTGCACCAACACACGAATTAGCAGATCAAATATTAAATGTTGTAGAAAATATTTCAAGATACATAAAAGATGTTAATCCATTATTGTTGGTTGGTGGAACATCGGTAGATAAAAATAAAAAATTTCTTCAACAAAAAAATCCTAAAGTGGTGGTAGGAACTCCAGGAAGAGTAAATGATTTAATAAGAAGAAAATTCTTAAATACAAAAACGTTATCATTATTAATTTTAGACGAAGCAGATGAAATGTTATCATCTGGTTTTAAAGAACAAATGTATAAAATTTTTAAAGCTATGCCAAATAATGTTCAAATCGCATTATTTAGTGCTACTATGCCAAAAGAATTACATGACCTTACAGAATCCTTTATGAAAAATCCTACAAAAATATTGGTTAAAAACGATGAATTAACACTACAAGGTATTGCACAATATTATATCAATTTAGAAGATGATACACATAAATACGAAACAATAAAAGATATTTTTAGTGGATTATCAATATCACAAGCAATAATTTATTGCAATAGTGTTTCTAGAGTTAACGATTTAGAAGAAGCTATGATCACTGATAATTTTCCTGTAAAAAAAATACATGGAAAAATGACAGACGTAGAAAGGAAATCTGTATATAAAGAATTTAAAAGAGGTGGTTGTCGTGTTTTAATTACTTCTGATCTTTTCGCTAGAGGAATTGATGTTCAACAAGTAAGCATTGTTATTAATTTTGATATACCTCGCGATGAAAATACTTATTTGCATCGTATTGGACGTTCTGGAAGATGGGGTAGAAAGGGTATAGCAATTAATTTTCAAACAAAATATGATATGAATAGGTTGAGTAGATTTGAAAAACATTATGAAACAGAAATTATTGAAATGCCTGTTGATTTTACACATCATATACAGAATATTTAATAAGTTTATAATCATTTAATATTTTCTCTCTTTTTTCAAATGAATAAAGAAAATATTAAAACATCATTTAAATTACCCTTGGAATATCAAGCAACTACAAGTATTAATGATAATATATCTAATGATTTAGAATTGCTTCAAACATTAGATCCTAGTAGTACATCTGTTTACAAATATCTTTTTCAACCAAAAACAAATCTGGGCGAAGTTATATTAGAATCTTGGGGAAGTAAATTCACTAATAATGTAAATTTCTTGAAAGATTCACAAAATTTATATAAAAATCTGAAAATTACACAAGATACAGAAATTATCAATAATATGGTAAATGATTGGAATGAAATAAAAAATATACAATCAATTGAAGAAAGATATCAATATATCGAGTGGGATTATTTCAAATGGTTAAATTATAATTCTTTGGCATTGCATATTTTAAGTGTATTAAATATCACTAGTCCTATTTTACAATTGGTTACACCTGTTATAATGTTGTTGTTACCATTTTTAATAATTAAATTTATGGGAAAAGAAATCACTCTCACTCATTATATAGAAATACTTAAACAAGTAATTGCTAGAAATCAAATTGGACAACTTATTATTAATTTTAATAATGTACCTATGAAAACAAAAGTATATAGTCTAGTAATGATCGGGTTTTATTTTTGGAGCATATATCAAAATGTTATCTCTTGTTATCATTTCTATAAAAACGCATTTTATATTATAGATAAATTAAAACGTATCAAAGAATATTTAAGATACACGGCAAATAATATAGATGAATATTCCAGTCAAATACAATCATATAAATCATATAAAGATTTTGACACAACCATTATGGATTATAAAGAAAAAATTGTAAAATTCGCTGAAGAACTTGACGAATTACCAGAAGAAACAAAATGCTTAAAAACTATACAGGTATTTGGTGTTATAATGAAATATTTTTATTTTATACATTATGATAATGATATACACGATATGATATCTTTCACATTTGGATTTAATGGTTATATTGATACAATAAAAGGGTTACAAAATAATATTATCAATAAAAATATCAATAGCATTGAATTTAGTCAAAAGGATAAATGCACCTTTGAAAATGTACATCATCCTTCATTAGTAAATAATGATCCTGTTAAAAATAATATAAATTTAAGTAAAAGTATTATAATTACTGGTCCAAATGCTGCCGGAAAAACAACAATATTAAAATCAACAATCATTAATCTTATTTTTTCACAACAAATAGGATTTGGATTTTATGATGCTGGAATATTAAATCCATATAAATATATTCATTGTTATATTAATATTCCTGATAGTTGTTCTAGAGATAGTTTGTTTCAATCAGAAGCAAGAAGATGTAAAAATATTCTTGATATAATAGAAAATAATAAAAATGATAGACATTTTTGCGTATTTGATGAACTTTATTCAGGAACAAATCCTTATGAAGCTGTTTCTAATGCTTATGCTTATTTAGAATATATGATTAGTAATAAAAATGTAAAGGTTATTTTGACAACACATTACTTAAAATTATGCAAATTATTTAGAAAAAATAAGAGAATTAAAAATTGTAGCATGAAAACTATTGAAAATGAAAGTAATATTCCAACATATACCTATAAATTAATTAAAGGTTACTCTAAAACGAAAGGTGGTATAGCTGTATTAAAACAATTAAAATATCCAGAAATAATTATAAAAAAAGCGGAAAAAATTATAAAAAAATATAATTAAGCCCTCGTTTATTTAAAGATTATTTTATGTAGATTATTAATAATATGTTTTCCAACGCACGCGGAATGGCAATTTGTATTGGTGTAACAGGTGTTGCATCTATTTTATTATGGTTTTATTTTAAAAATAGAATTGAAAGTGTAGAAACAAAATTAGATAATATGTTTAATATGATACAAAACTTCGCACAACCACCAGAAATGGGAACGGTCGCAAGTAACGAAGTTACAGATTATTATCAACAAGGTGGTGAAACAACTGAAGATCCATTTGAAAATAAAGAATTACAATATGAAAATCAAAATAGTTCACCACAACTACCTACAGAAATGTTTGAAAAAGAAATTGAAGAAGTTGTAAACAATAATAGTAAATTAATTGAAGTATCTGAAGATTCAGGTGAAGATTCAAGCGAAGAAGAAAGCGGAGAAGAAAGTGGAGAAGAAAGTGAGGAAGAAATTGGAAAAAAGGAACAAATGGAATTACAAACCGCAAAAGAAGATAAAGATACGGATAGTTTAGATGATGTAGAAAGTGAGGAAGAAGAATCTGATGATGATCAGGAAGAAGAATCTGATGATGATGTAAAAAAAGTAGAATTAAAAGAAGAAGTTAAGGAATATTCATCTATGAAAGTATCAGAATTGAAAAAATTAGCACAAACAAAAGGACTTACTGGTTATACGAAATTAAATAAAGCAGGTTTAGTTAATTTATTAGAAAATAATTAATATTAATTATAAGAATTAATATCTTGATAATTAATATATATGAGTTGGGCAACTTGTTATTCTGGTTCTAATAATATTCATCATAAATCACCACCATTAATGAGTGATTCTAGACAATTCACCAATTATGATGCCGCATGTCACAATAATAATAATATTAAAAAACAATACGATATTACAAGTAATTATGCTTATCGTCAATTTTTAATTAATAGCGGTAAAGATGTTATGAAAGCAAATATGGATTTAGCAAAAATGTGTTCCACCAAATCTTGTGATAAATCTGATAAATTTTTCCACGAAAAATATTTATTCAAAGATTGTAATGATAATTCTGTTCCATTTGGTTATCAAAATAGTGATTTAAAAAATATGTATTTATCACGTGAATCATTACAAAGTAATCTTTCTGGACCAATATTAACACAAGAACAATTATTAATCAAACGTTCTGGTCAATTGTAATTAATACTTAAAAATATATAATTAAGTATTAATATATGAAAATTTTAAGCATAGATGTAGGAATGAAAAACTTAGCATATTGTTTATTAGATTTGAATGAAAAAAAAATTGAAATAACGAATTGGGATATAATTGATTTATGTGAAAATACAAAAAATACTTGTGAAGGATATCTTAAAAATGGTAAAAAATGTAGTAGTATCGCAAAATATACAAAGAAAAACAAATTTTATTGTAAAACTCATGCCAAAGAATATAAAATACCACCACCGCAATTTTCTAATAAAAGAATTAAAAAATTAAAAAAAACACAATTGGTAAAAATAGGAAATAAACACTGCATTCCTTGTAATGAAAAGCAAAAGAAAGAAGATATTTTAGCTAACATATTATTTGATCTGTCAAATAATTATTATGATACTGTAAGCAATATATTGACAAGCGAAATGAATATGATTGAATATGGTATTAATTTAAAAAAATTATTCCATAAAACATTTAATAATATAAATATTGATTTAGTAATTATTGAAAATCAAATAGGTCCTTTAGCATTAAGAATGAAAACGTTACAAGGTATGATAATGCAACATTTTATAGAAAATGGGATTACAAATATAGCACCTGTAAATTCTAGCAATAAATTAAAAGAGTTTTTAGGAAATAAGAAAACTACATATGATGAGAGAAAAAAAGAAAGTATTAAAATAACGAAAAATTTAATTATTAATACAAATTGGAATGAACATTTCGACAAACATAAGAAAAAGGATGATTTAGCAGATTGTTTTTTACAGGCAAAATGGTACATTTCAAATAAGTTAAATAATTAATATATTTTGCGGACTACTTAAAATTAATTATTCTATTAATATTAATAATGGCAGAGACAATCCAAATTTCATTAAATGAAATTCCAATGACGGACATGGCACCAACCAACAATAAATCTGTTAATTTTGGTCCTGGTGCTGATTTGCTTATGAATCCAAATAAACAAAAAAAAGCAGAAGGTGTAGCTTCAGATATTGTTTTAGATGATTTAAACGAATTAAGCAGTATTTCTTTAGATTCAGAACCAGCTACTATGAAAAAAAAAGTCACTACTACAAAAAGTAATTTCTTATTTAGTGGAACTGATTTTGGTGGCAGTAATAGTGATAATAATATAAAATTAAATGTTGAACCTGTTAGTAATCCATCCGCACCACCACCACCAATAAAACCAAGTATATTGAAAAATGCTTCAGGTATAGGGACAAAAATTGAAGATGAAGATGGATTTAAAAAATTCAATGACATTCCTGTAGATCCTAGTCTTGATATACCAAATAAAAAACCATTAAGTAAAGAAGAAGAACTTAAGGAAAAATTCTTTTATTTGAGAAAACTAGAAGAGATTGAGAAGAAAGGTATCACATTAAGTAAAAAATATTCTATGCAATCTAATTTAGATGAAATGAAAGGCGAATATGAAATGATAAAATCAGAAAAAGAAAAGAAAGCAAGTATTAAATTTCAACAAAAATGTTTAATGGCTTGTATCACAGGATTAGAATTTTTAAATAATAAATTTGATCCATTTGATTTAAAATTAGATGGTTGGGCAGAATCTGTTAACGAAAATGTTGATGAATATGATGATGTTTTTGGCGAATTACATGCAAAATATGCCAGTAAAGCTAAAATCGCACCAGAATTAAAATTATTATTTATGCTTGGTGGTTCTGCTGTAATGGTTCATATGACCAATACTATGTTCAAATCCTCTATGCCAGGTATGGATGATATTCTCAAACAAAATCCTGAATTAATGCAACAATTTACACAAGCAGCAGCAAATAGTATGTCTGAAACAAATCCAGGATTTAGCAATTTTATGGGTAGTGTAATGCGAGATCCTCCAAGAGGTTCGCCACCAGGCCCAAATGAAGAACAAAGAAGAAGTCCGCCACGAATGAGAAGTGATTTTAGTGACAGACCAGACATAGGTATGACAAGGGGTAGAGCTAATTTTGATGATGCTGAAAATATGGAATCTAATTTTGGTAACATTAAAACTAAAAAGAGACCTGAAATGAAAGGACCTACTGATTTAAAAGATTTATTATCTGGATTAAAAACAAAGAAAATTAATCTAAAAGAAGATAACCAGAGCACTGTAAGCATTAAAGAAATTGAGGAATTAAATTCATCTTTAGATAGTTCTAGCAAACCAAAGAAAAGTAGAAGAAAAATTAGTGAGAAAAATGTAGTTAATTTAAGTTTGTAATATTATATATATACGATTTATATATATAATGAGTTTAATTTTAGAAGCACAAAAAAATCAACCTGAATTGAAGTTGTTGAAAAATAAAGGTGAAAAAGTCAAAGATAAATGTAAAGGAAATAGTGATGGAAAATGTAAATATGCAGGTATTAAAGCACAAGCAGATGAATACGTAACATGTCAAAAACTACATTATAAAAATCCCGTTTTACATCCAAAACCTCATTCTTTAGAAGAATATTTAAGGAAATATCCAGATATTATCAAAGGTAAAAGATGGTTTAGATTTGTTGTTAGTAGACATACACAAACTCCTTGGATTCAACAAGGTAATATTGGATTTGGTAAAGCCGGTAAAGATCATTGTAGTCTTGATTGTAAACATAGTATGCTTGCTCTAGCTGCTTTTAGAAGTATAGATTCTGAAATTGATACATTTTTAAAGGGAATAGATAAAAAAATTGAAAATAAAGAAAAAATTACTGATGAGGATAAAGATAATTTAAATAAATTAATAGAAAAAAGAGGTGGATTAGATACTATTAGTGCTGGTTCAGGACAATTTAAAATAGAAGGCGATATTTTAAAAGTTTGTCTAAATACAAAAAGTGGTCATTATAAACCAGATATTGAAGATTGTAAAAGAGCAATACCTATGTTTAAAAAGGTAATTTATGAATATATTAAAAGTCATGAACAAATAAAAAAAGTAGAAATATTTTGTCAAAAACAAATAAAAAATGATAAAGATAAAGGAAAAAAAGACGCAAAAAAAGGAGATGCGAGTACAGAAGCTATATTAGTTTGTCAATCTGGTGCTTGTTTCACAGATAATTTGGTTGAACAAGACAACACAAAAAGTCATGTTGATATATTAAAACAAAGAATGCTTCCAAGCAAACTCGGTGGTAGAAAAAGAACACGTAAAAGAAGACGTAAATCAAGAAAATCTAAAAGAAAAAAAAGACGTACAAAGAAAAAGCGTAGAAAAAGACGTACAAAGAAAAGACGTAGAAGACGTCAATAAATATTTAGTAATTTAATATATTAAAAATATTCATAATTAATATATTAATGGTTCTTGGCTTCCTACTATATGAAGCGGCAGATTTCACTTGGCATTTTGGTAAAATGATTTATAATGGTAGTAAATATGCTTATAATTGGTATTATGAAGTCCCCACACCCGATGAGATTGAAATTGATAAGTTGGTTATTATTGAGAGAAAACTTAACCGATTAGAATCAATATTAGAGAAAGATGACTTTCAAAAATTATTACATAAATTAGTTGATAGTGATGGTAATGAAATATTAAAAAATAAATTACCAACTGATCCTAAAATAGATGAAATATAGATAATTATTTATTTTTATTTCTTTTTTTCTTTGTATTTCTATTTCTTCTTCTTCTATGTTTCCTTGTTCCTCCTCCCTTACGTTCCACAAATTCTTTCTCATCATCATCATCAACAAAGTCATCCATTTCTTTTTGGTCCTGTCTCTGTTTCTCTTGTCCTTCTCTAAAATCTGTAACATATGGCTCTTCACCTTCTAATCCTGATGTTGACTTATCTTTATTTTTTTCTTTTATTTCATCCATAACATCCTCTTTCCCTCTTTTCGCATCAAATTTTTGTTCTATTGCTCTTTGTTCTTCCTTTCCTTGTTTTACCGCTAATTCTAACTTTTTTTTTGATTTTTTCACTTCATCTTCTCTTTTTTTCTTCCAATTAGGTCTATGATCTTTATTTTCTTTTATTTTTTTATTTCTTTTATCCACTCGTTTTTTATAATATTCATCTGCTATTTCTTTCTTCCCTTTATTTTGATACCATTCAATGTCTTTGTAATTTTTAGCATATTTTACTGTTAATTTATCGCCAAGATATTCTGAAAATGAAGCTGCTTGTTTTGCACTAGCTTCTCTTAATTCTTTTATTAATTCAAAAGTTCTTTTTTTGTGGTTTTTACAATCCAACATAGACATCGTTTGTTCAGCATCGGGAATAGGAGGTAATTGCTTTGTTTTATCTTCCTTCACTACTTTTTTTAATCTTATATGAACTAATACTCTTATTTTATGTAGTTCTTTATCGGGCTTCCCTTTATATAAATGAATTGGATCACTTATTTCAATTAATTCAACACCAACAATTTTAAATTTAACACTATTTGGTCGTTCAACTAATTTATCAGCAGGAATTGCCTTACCAGTTAGTGTATCTTTTGTTACACCAGCATGTTTTGCTTCTATTTTTTCTATATTCCAATCCATTTCTTTTAAGAATCCTTTTTTCATTTCACTTTTTATTTTATCATGAAATTGAGGAGTATGGTATAAAAATTTACCTTTTGGTTTAGGTGTAGGATAACAAAAAAAGAATCTGTATCCAGGTATTTTTTCTATTTCTTCCTTTTTCACACCTTTAATTCTTTTTGTTCTATTGCCACCTATTACAGGGGGAGCAATAAATTTAATATCATATGTGTCAGGAACATCAGGTAATTTTTTCATAATTCCTTTTTTTAAAGCATCTATTCTACTGATTAAACCCGTTTTAGCATATATTCTTGCTTTATAATTAAAATTCGGGTGACCTTTTTTCTTATATACGATTAAATCACCAACTTTAAGTTTATTTTTTTCTTGAGGAGACCAAAAATTATCACCCATTTCTTTCCCTGTAAATGTAAACTGTTGTTTTCCAGTTTTATTTGTAGTATAATCCCAATGCAAAGAATATCTTAAATTCTCTTTGCTTTTATCTTTGCTTTTAGAACATTCAGGTAATTTATCTTTGGTTCTTTTTATTAAAGATGTTTTTTCCTCTTTAGTTTCTATTTTAATTGGTCCTTCAATACTTATTTTATTAGACATATATTAATTATAGTTATTATTTTATGATTAATATAGCGATAATTTAAAATCATTCATATTTCTTAATGCTTCTCTTTTCAATTCTTTTTTGCGAGCTTTTTCTAAAATTTCTTTTGCTTTACGTATTTCTTCATCAGTAACTTCTCCATCACCATCTAAATCTAATACTTTCTCAAATTGTCTCCAAGCATTTGGTATAATACAAAATCTACTGTCTTCATTTAACAAATGCATTGCTAAAATATGGAAACAAGCAGTAATTACCAAAGCGATAAAAATATCTTTAGTAGCTGACCAAGCAATAGCAAATATTAACAATTGTCGTGCAACATTATTTTTGAAATATTTTTGCTGTGATGCTGTTAGATCTATACTTATGTGTTTTGACGCAATATTCATCATTATCATAACAGCACCCATAAAAAATTTACTATCATTTAAGCCTTTTACTGACGTTACAATATTATGTATACTTCTAGCTATTAATCCTTTAGGTGCTCCGCCTTCCTGAACCGATTTTCCTTTTTTCATATTTTATATTAATTATTGATATATTATTTATTTCAATAATTAAATTAAGCTGTAGAATTTAATGTTCTGATTTCACTATCTTTCTTTATGATTCTGTCTAAATCAGTTGTATTTAATACACTAATATGATTTAATTTTAAACGACGATTTTGTCTTAAATTAGCAAATCCTTCTTTTTTCTTTTTACTCCTTTTTTCAAGTTTTTTTACTTTTCTTTGTAGTTTAGTAATTTGGTGTTTCATATTTTCAATATAGCCTTCTTTAGAATTTTTCTTTGCCCAAAATCCATCTTTATCACCACCTAATGAAAAAGATATGAAACCCTCTTTCTCTTCATCTTCATCATCTTTTCCACCTATATCAATTTTTAACGAAGCTCCTTCAGTAAAACTTTCTTTCTCTTTCTTCTTCTCATCATCATCTCCTATTTTAAGACTAAAGGACGCACCCTCTAACATATCATTATCTTCTTCTTCATCAACTCCTTCTTCAAACCCTTCCACACGATGTTGATGTAATATAAATATGTATATTAAGGCTGCTAAAACACCTGCTGTTTTACCACAACAAGATAATATCAATACTACTAAAGCTAACATAAATACCTTACCTAAATGATTGTTCATCATATCGGCTAATAATTGACATTCTCCATTATAAAAACAAACGATTAATATAATAAATAATAAAATTTCGATATAATTTTTCATGTTGTTCATTCTATATACATAAATAAATATATTTTTCAGTTAATAAAAATAAATTATAATCTATTATTTTTATAAGAATGGCAACAACTCTAGGATTCTCAGATTTTAATATGAATGGCGAAGATGCTGAACTTAAAGATAAATTTGATAGAAAACGAAAAAATAAAACAATAAAAAATAGAGCAAAAAATACAAAAAAAGTGGAACAATTCCTAAACTCTATGGAAAATATGGAAACTGAAGATTCAGATGATGAACAAGAAGGTTTAGCAGAATTTCATCCACCACCAAAACCCGAATTATTATCAAAAAAAGATAAGGTTAAGGAAAATTTTCAACCACAATCATTAAACGTTGATCACGCTGTAACACCAGAAGGATTTAAAACGTTAAAAGATAAATATCAACAAGCATATAATCAATATGTACCTTATTATACTAATTCCTCATCTGGTTCAGAAATGAACTACGCAAATCGTGATGAATTAATGAGAAAGTTGAATTATTTAATACATATGATGGAAGAAGGTAAAGATGAAAAAACAGAAAATGTCACAGAAGAATTGGTTTTATATTTATTTTTAGGCGTTTTTGTAATTTTTGTCGTTGATTCTTTTGCAAGAGCAGGAAAATATACTCGTTAAACCAAACTTAAAATTTCATAACTCATTAATGGTTTCGTAGCATAATTATAAAAATAATAAGAACCCATCAATACCGTATTAATTTTATATTTTTCCAATATAATATTTAGTATTATATTGTTATGACCAGAATCAGTCATTAATAATTTTTTTGTTTCTTTATTTAAGTGCTTTATACTTGATAAAAATCCTAAAGCAAATATTTCATTTGTTGTGTCATCATTATATGATGCTATCATCTCAATACTTTTGTTATTATTATAAGTTATGTAGGGGTCTCTAAAGACATAAAATCCAACAGCTTTTTTATTTACCAATAATAATGTTATTATAAACTCTGATCTTTCACATAAATAGAGTATATGTGAAATATTTTGCATAATCACACATTTAAATTTATATACACTTTTATTTAACAATTCTAAGAGTAAATTTGATGTTTGTTTAGTTACTTTTATCAACTGAATAAAAGCATGTTCATTAAAATTTACATTCTTATCCCAAGTAGTTATATCAAATACATAATTTTTATAAATAGTTAATGGAACTATTAACATAGATTTACCTTCTCTCTTAAATAAAATACTTGTTTCTCTCTTTTTTGCCGCATCTTTTAATCTATGATTTGTTTGAACAGTATTAATTATTCTTTGCGCCACACCCTGTTTTCTATATCGTGGATGAACGCATAAGAAATCAGCATAATAAATATCTTGTTTTTTTGCGTCAAAGAAAATATGAATAGGAACTGTTGTTAATGTGCTTATTAAAGTTTTTTTGTCATAATTTAATGCTATATAACTTGGTGTATCATGTGATTGAAAACTATTCATAATTTCTTCTGTTGTTGGACTATATTGTTCTCCTTTATAAGGCATAAAATGTGATTTTATTAATGCTGTAAATAGTTCTTTTTTTTCAGTTGTTAACTTATTACTTTCTATAAATTCTATTTGTGGATTATAATATTTAGATATCTCAACGTCTCCTTTTTCTATAACTCCAGGTGGATTATACCAATAAAATATGTTATGATAATGAAATACTGGTTGTCTAGACCAATAACCGTATTTAACCTTATAAATCATATAAGCAATTATAATGAAAACAATTATGCTTAATATTATGTAAAATATCATAATATTAATTTAGCGTTTTTTTCTCTATTTTTTACTCATTAATCCCCTTCTATACATGTGTGAAGAGTTCCGTTCCAACCAGCACATACCAAACCTTGCTGACAATCGGAGCCTACAGATTTACGGTCACATACATCACCAAGTCTCTGTTTTCCACACCATCGCTTACAACCTTTTTCACCACCTCTTTTTCGGCGACGACTTCTTCTTCTACGCGAACGTTTCTTTCTTCTACGCGATTTTCTTTTCTTTGTTCTTCTTCGTCTCTTTCTACGTGATCTTTTTCTACGACCACCCGACGGACCAGATGCATCTGTTTTCTTTGATCTTTCTAATTCCAAAGCTTTTTCTTTTTGTTTTAGTTTCTCATTCCATTCATCATTTTTCGTTTTGTATTCCTCACTAAGAGTTCCTGATGATTCAGCCAATTTCGTAAGCTCTACCTGGAGCAGTCTTGCTTCTTCAGCAAGTCTATCACTTTCTTTTTCTGGTTCAGGATCGCTACCACTACCTCGTTTTCTACGCGTTCTTCTAAATTTTCTAGCCATCTTTATATTATACTTAGATTTTCCTCCACCTTTCTTTTTTGTTTTTTTCTTTTTCCCCTTTTTCTTTTTTCCTTTATTTTTTTTAAATAAAGCTATCATTTTAAGTTCAAATGGACTCATTATATGCTCATTTTTTATTGGTTTTAATAGTGCAGGTACAAAATCTATAGGGAATCCAGATTTATGAATACTACCATCGATTTTCATTATATATATATTAGTTAGGTTTTTTCAAAAAGTATAAATATTGATATTCATATCTGCATTTCACCATATCAACATGACCTTCTAAAAGAAATCCAGCCTTTTTAGCATTGGCTAAAATTTGTTTTTGCGGTTCCATATAAAATGTATGTTCATTTTTACGAACGTGGTTTGTAGCGTCATCTGTGAATGTTTCTTCAAATTTACCTATATTTTTGTTTTTAATTAGACTAAAGTTAGCCTTATACATAAAATCGTCAAATTTCACTTGAGATTTGGTTATTCTTTTCTTTGCATATTTTTGAGCACTTACCATAACCAATGGATCCGAAGGAGGGAGTATTGGATCAAATTGATCTCTATTAACTAAATGTAATATTAAAAACCCACCTGGTTCTAACCATTTAAATACATTTTCAAAGAATTGTCTTTTATCTTTAACATAATAAATAGTAAAATATAAACATAATGCGTGTGAAAAGGAGTCGCCACTATAAGTCATACCATCTAAGAAATCACCATTTTTAAATTTACATTCAGGATATTGTTTTTTAGCTGCTTTAATCATTGCTTTTGATTTATCAATACCTTCAACTTGAATATTTTTCGTTTTATTATAAAAATTAACATAATGTCCAGGACCACAACCTAAATCTAAAACTTTACTATTGTTATTAATTTTTGCGATTTTATCAATTTGTATAACTTCGAAATCATTTTTTTTCTCGTCATAAACAAGATGATCATATAGAGAACAATAAAATTTATCATATATTTCATTATTCTTTTTAACAACAAATTTACGATTTTGTGAGAATGCTTCAATTCTTGGGGTATTCGCGTTAGCTATTTTAGTGAATATTAATGCGATTATAGTGAATACAATAATTTTTGTCCATATACTTGATTTTTTAAAAAAAGAGGTCATTTGATTAAAACATTTTTTTATACTCTTTATCATATATTAATTATCAATATTTTTAATTGAGAAATATACAATATATTTTTATATAAATTATAGTATGAACGATAGTGATATAAATGATAAACGACAACAAAAAGAATTCAAAGGTATTACATTTTCTAATTACAAAAAAAGTGCTGCTAAAAAAGAATTACTAAAATATTTAAAATCAAGTAAAATAGAAGATGCTTGTTATTGGTGTGCTGAATTTATATGTGCTGGTCATTTTTTAGAGTTATGGGAAATATTATTTTTGTTTTCTTCAAATAATATTCATTTGGGTAATCCATTATTACCTACATATTTAAATTTGAGATTTAATGATTTCAAAGCAATAGCAAATGGTGGATATCTAGGAAATGAAATAAAAATGAGAAATAACGATAAGATAAGAAGACTATTTGCTGAAATAGTTTGTATAATTTGTCAATCAAAGAAAAAGAATTCGTTTGATGTACCAAAAATTAAAGAAGTTGAATACGGTGCTACACATTTAACAACAAGATTAAAGGCAGAAAGTATTTTATATGTGCATAATACGTTTCGTCATTCAGATGATCCAAAAGAATTATTCATAGCAGTAAATGAATTAGCTTATAATATAACAAAACGAATAAAAAATTCAACCGAAGCTTTTTATTGGGTTGAATGGATAATAGGATTTGAATCACAGTGTAAAAAAAATTCCAAAGTGAAATTACTAGCTGCTAGACGTAATTATTCTGTAGAAAGTAAATATCAAACGGATATTATATGGTTAATATGGGATATTGTTTTAAACGAAGCACATAAAAGAAATAATGCAATAAAAAAAATATCGGAATCATTAAATGATTTATTTTGCGTAAGGTATCAACCAGGTTCAAAAAAGAAAAGAAAATTTATGTTGTATTTTGCGATTTCTTTGTTAACGGAACCATTTGATACGCAAATACCATTACTAAAAAATGAAAATGCTGTAAAAAAAATGACTAGTAAAATAAACCTTATTTATCAAATAGTAAAAAAAAATGAAATTAAACCAGCTACTGATTATTTATTTAATAATAGTTTTACATCTGGTAATTTAGAAAAAACTATATCGAAATTGGATAAAATGAATAAATTAACAAATATGGTTCCAAGAAACAAATAGTTTTTTTCTTTTGATAATGTATAATGCCTGTAAATCCAAGCAATAAAAGACGTAGAGCAGCAAGAGCGACTGCTAATGACAAAATCGTAATTAACGGAGTAGAATATGGAATTGGTGCCAAAGCTGGCCTTGCCCCACGTGTTGGAAGACCATTACATTCTTTCTTATTATTATTTCAAACTGATAAAAACTGTGGTTGTAAAACTTTCAAATAAATTTAGGAAATAGTTTTCAATATAATATTTTTATAACTAATAATATTATAATGGCAGAGGAAGTTAGCAATAGAATATTACCAGTGTTAAAAACAGCTGCACCAGACCCAACTATATTTGAAGAACCTACTGTATTTAAAAGTTCAAAAGCATTAGATACAAGTAGTAGTGGATTTTGGATTAAAATGTTATTATTGTTATTGTTTATCAGTTTATTAGGTTTAAATTTGTATTATTATTTAACAGAAGGAGTTACATTAATAACTAAATTTTTTGGTGATGGTTTAGAAAATACAGAAGAAAATGTAGAAAAAGGTGCTGAAACAGTAGAGAAAGCTTTAGAAGAAAAAAAACAACAAGATGATTATGATCCTTCGGAATTAGAAAAAACTTTAAATGAGCCAAGAGGGAAAAACGAACCTACACCATCTCCAGATTTATCAAATGAAGCTGATATTCAATTGGCGAAAAAAGCTGGTTATTGTTATGTAGGGACATTAAACAAAAAAAGAACATGTATTGAAATTGATGAAGATGATAAATGTATGAGTGGTGATATATTTCCAACACGCGATATATGTATGAATCCAAATTTAAGAAATTAATTATTTAATTATATAATAATTAATAATTAATTATTCAGTTCCTGCTTCTTTCTCTCTAAAATACCATCTTAAAGACATATATGGTGGGAAAATATTCATAGATTTATCCATTTTCAAATTTGGACCAGCTCTTACTATATCCATTATTTCTGCTGATGATAATGAAGAATTAAAATATCTGAAAGATGACAACATACCATCAAAACCACCTTGTGCGTTAACATGAACATCACCCATATTTTGTTTTACTGGACTTCTTAATCTATGTCTAACAGCAATATTACCGTTCATAAATACATCTAAATTTAAATTTGCTACTCTAATTGATATATTAATCCATTTATTTAGAGGAATATTTGGAACTTTAACTTCTTCTAAAATGTGTTCAAATGTATTTACCGTTACAATTAATTCGTTTGCGTTTTCAGCTATGAATAAACCTGGTGAATTGTTTGGAAATGCCATTTCACTAACATCTACTTTATCATCATCACCAATTCTCCAAGTATTTTTACGTGCGAATGCGGAACTTCCTTTATGGAAAATATGTTTTCTTTTACCTACTCTATAATTTGCTAAATCTTCTATATATAACCATACTGAATAGGTAAATTCTGTTCCTTCGCGTTCATTATCCGAACGCAATAGAGGTATGGATTCTCTATCTCTAGGATCTTGAATGATTTTGATATATTTTTTACCAGATTTCATACCATTAACTAAATATGGGTTTGGTGATGGTGCCATTAACCAAGATAAAATCTTACTACCCAAACGTAAAGCAAAGACAAATAAAATTATAACTAAAATGAAAAAACAAAATTTTGCTACTGCCGAATTTGACATTAAAAAATCAGTTGCGCCTGAAACATATTTGTTATTTTTAAATTTATTAAATTGTTCTGTCATGGCAGCTTGTGCTTTTCCTGCACCTGCTCCTAAATTTCCGGCTGGTGACCCCATGTTTTGTGAAAAACTAGAATAGGACATATATATATTAATTATGATATTAAATATATTCATTATCATAATTTAATTATATGCTCCAACTGTTCATTTCCGTTCCATCACTAAAGAAAGCCAATTTTAATTTGTATTTACTAGCATTCTCACCTAACCAACTATCACTAAAACCTTCTTTATAAATTTCATATGCTTCACGTGGATTAATAGCACGAGCATAATAACGTAATTTGGATGTAAAACCACTAAAACCGCCATTTGGTGTCAATAATAATTCACCTTTATTATCTAATTTTGCTACACCTTGAAGCATACAGGTTTTAACTAATTTACCATCAATATATACATCACAAGTTCTATTGTTAACTGTCATTAACAAATGAACCCATTTTTGTAAAGCAACATTTTTTACAGGACATACATCTTCAGTTGAACCTGCTGTTGCGTCTGATGAATTATGCGTTGTCAATTTAATCATTAAATCATTAGAATTTGCTCCTAAAGAAATCTCTGGAATAGGTTTCTTATTTTTTGGATCAGATGTTTCTCTTCTTAATATTATTTTTGGTTTACCATAGTTGTAATTCCAATTATTTATGTAAAACCATACACTAAAAGCATAGTCTGCGGAACCTCCTGAACTTGGCATTTTGTCTGCTGCTATTGATACAGCCACTTTGGCATTATGCATTCCTTGTAAATCAGCTACAGCGTGATCTTTGAAAAAGAAATTGTATACCAAATAAACTATCACGGCAATAATTAAGTAAAATATGATTTGCTTTGTATCCATAGTATAATATTAACTTAGAAAATTTATAAAATTGGAGGATTTTTATTTTTTAAATATTCATAATTTAATTCAATTCTCTTTTTAGTTAAACGATTGTTAAAGAATACCACATTACATATTCCTCCATTTAAACCGTTTCCTGGACTTCCATGTCCTATCGAAACATAATCACTATGATTATATGGTATGGTTTGTGGATAAGATCCCACTAATTTGGCATCTATAAATATGTCTAAAACACCATCTACATAATTTATTACTAAATTATTCCATTTCTGTAATTTAATATCTTCTAATATATACTCTTTTTTATCATTACTATTTGGACCAGTTTTTACGTATACTTTTAATTTACTTTTCACTGGATTATACATTATATTTGGTTTATTCGCATAATTTATTATTGAATAGTATTTATTTTTAAAAAAATTCGGGGGATTGCTGTGAAGGAAGAACCAACAAGATAAAGCATAATTATACCGAACATCATCTACTACAAGTTTCCCTCCTTGTCGCAAATTTTTATAATTTCCAAGTTCCATCATTTGCGTCAAATAAGTAGGTTTCATCATCAATACTTGTGAAACTAAACCTCCTGTCCCATTTTTGATATTTTCTTCTAACACTTTATATTTTCTATTAACATCACCTAATTGAGATTGATAACCTGCTACTTTTTGCATGATACCATTTGGTCCTTTCAATTTGTCTTTAACTGCCTTAAGTTGTTCTTTTTTATCCCTTTTAAATTCAGTTGGTGTATAATTACCTTTTTTACAAGCAGAACAAATGTATGATATAATCAAATTATCTAATGCGTCCTCATTTGAGTTTAACATTAAATTATCCCTTTTAACTTTCTCGTAAAATTCTGCATTATTTAATTCTGGATAATCAGATAATCTATTCTTCTCTTCTTTTATACTTTTTTCTAATTTTAAACTCATAACATATAAAGTTTTCTTTTCTGCTTCTTGAGCATCCATTTGATCTCTTTTAAATGGTATCCAAGTATATAATTCTTTCTGAAGAATTGGAAATACAAAATAACCAGCTACAAACAAAATTTGGACTATCAAAATATTATATATTGTTTGAGGTGTATGCTTTAATTCTTTATATATCATATCAACTACTTCAATAATTAAACAAGGAACTAAAAATATTACATGGTATAATAATTGGAAAAATCTATTTTTCATTATTGATTGAACCACCTTCAAATCTTTTACAGCAAAATATGTTATTGTTAATATAACTATACCTGTTAAAACCATCATCGCTGAAGATATCAACATCGCATCTTCCGGTGATCTCATAACATAATACAAGGCTCCTATCAATACACCCAAAATTAAAGCCAAAAATATTAATGATTTAAGAAATGTCGTTGACCTTTTTATTGTCCAATCAGCTTGTTCCCTAAATGATTTATCACTTGGAAATTTATCTTTGGATTTACCCTTATGAAAAATATAAAATGTATACAATACTAATATTGTTAAAAAAGAAAATGCCATAACTGTCCCCCATTCACCAAAAGTTGCTTTTTGTGGTAATGGTATAGCACTATCATCACCATTTACATTCCCATCAGCATTAAAATCAAAACCTAAATGTGATTTATTAAATCCAAATACATTAAATATTAATAACGCAAATATTGTAACAAATGTTATTATAAATGTGGTAAGTATATTTCTACCTCTCCACGCATCATTTCTATTTTCATCCATTCCAAATGTTTCGGCAAATTTTGAAATACGATGTAATGGAAATAGATACAATAATGCTTGTCCTAATTTTCTAAGTATGAAAATTAATGGCATCAAAATAAATGCCAAATTTCTTTGTATCGCATATATTAGTGTTTGAAATTCATGTTTATATTTTGGATTATTATATGCACGTATTCCATAAAAAATAGCTACTGATAAAGGTACAACAACTATTAATGTAGGAATTATCCAAAACCATTTACCCATGTCACCTGTATCTTCTTCGGCCATTTAGTATAATATTTATAGACATTAATATTTCATAATTAACATTAATTTAATGGAATAATTTAATGTTAAAATAAATTTTTTTCTAAGGTTTTCTCTTTATGACATCCAACACATAAAGCGTCTAAATTTGTTACATGATTACTTCCACCACTTTCTAAAGGAATTCTATGATCAATTTCAAACGTATATGATAATTGTTGAGAACAATTTTTACATTTCCAATTCTGTTGTGATGCTACATATTTCTTTTTTGTTTCACTTACAACTCGCCTTTGTTTCGTATTTGTTCCTGAATTCATCATTCTATTCATCGCACCTGTTCCACCTTGTGGCATCATCATCGAATTAATATTGTCTCTTGTATTTGTAAAATCAAATATAGGTGTTAATAAATCTTTTGCTTCTGAATCTATTGGGACATATTTTATTATATCTGTTGCGCGCGATAATAACCCCCTTGACTCATTTGGATGCTTTTTCATAAAAGACCATAAAGATATCCCTACAAAAGCATACATCAACATCTTATAATATTTTTTCCCCGATAATAAATATTGCGAATAAGCACCATCTTTATATGTATCATAAATTAAAAATGCTGTCACTAAAAATATCCAATATTCTATTCTCATATATTAATTACCAATATTAATTATTAAAAAAAGAACTAAACATTTTCACAAGACCTACGCCTCCAAAATAAAGTATCAAAGCACCTACAGAAAATAAACATATTGATGTAAGTATTTTTATTAATATTTCGTATTTATCATAAGTTTTACTACATTTATTTTGAATTCTTTCTATTTCTTCCTTATTTAATGTTTTATTTTTCTCTATCGGTATATCTAAAGCATTCTCTATATCACTTATAACAGAATCACCTCTTTCCCTATTAGTCATCTCTATTTCTAATTTTATGTTATTGCTATTCATATGTTTAATTTATATTTTTTCTTGTTCTTCTTAACCTTATTTTTAAACGTTTTTTTCTATGTCCTTGTTTTTTTAACGTAAATCTTTTACGATAATTAAATCTCTTTTTCTTTGTAGTTTTAAATTGGTTTACATATTCTTGAAGTTCTTTTATATTCATTTGCCAAAAAGGCTTTTTAGGTTGATACATTAATATTAACTAATAAAATTAATATTAATTATTTACGAGTTCTACGCCTTCTTCTCTTTCTCTTCTTTCTTGATTTTTTACGTTTTCTTTTTCTAGTCTTTCTCTTTCTTCTCTTTCTTCTCTTGCGCCTCCTTGTTCTTTTACCACCTCGCAACGCATCATAATTTTCTCTATTTTTGAGTTCATCAAGTTTCATAGTGATCTCCGCAATTTTAACTGATATTTTCCTTATTGTTTCCTCTAATTTTGTTTGCCATGTTTTTTTTTCTTTCTCTGCAAATAACCAATCACCATCTTCTATTATATCTGCATTTTCTCCATACCATTTTGTATACATTTTTAATAATAGATTTGCATTAGCTAAACCTTCTTCGCTGGTTTCAAATTTATCCAATTGTTCTTCAATGGCATCTACCATGTCCATTGCTTTTTTCTCTTTAGTTGATTCCGTTAAATTTTCTTCTACAATTTTATTTAATTTTGGATCTTCAAAATCTATAGTAATTTCTCCATCAAATGACATATATAAATAATTGATATAATAAATTATCTACGCGTTTTTCTACGCTTTCTTCTCTTTCTCTTCTTTCTTGATTTCTTTCTCTTTCGCTTTCTTGTCTTTCTTCTTCTTCTTTTTAATCTTTTCATAGATTTTTTAATTCTATTTCCCCATAAACCTATCTTTTTGCCACCGTACCACCGATCATCGAGGAGATCCGAACCGTGTGGAATGCCTATTTCAGGGTGTTGTCTGAGAGGATTATTTACTAGCTTACCAGGATTTACTTTTATAGATGGTTGTTCTTTATCAAATTTTGTTAAATCTACACAAGTTCCAAGAAGTTCTTTTGGTAATTTCCAACCAGATGCTGTTTTATAACATATCTTTGGTGCGTCACACTCTTTATCACTTAAACATTCGGAGAATTGAACTGTTTTTGTTTGACCGCCTTTTTTTCTTCTCCTCCTTCCTCCCTTTAATTTTCTTCTTAAATTTTCAATTTTAGCAGCCATTCTATCTAATTCTTCTTTATCGGCTTCTGGCTTTCCACCGTCATCCCAATCATCGTTCAAGTCTTCGGCGGTTTGATATATGTCATCCATTTTCGATTCCAATCGTTTTATTTCTTTATTAATCTTTTCATTTGATTTTTCTATCAGTTTCTTGCGCGCTTTTTCTACTGATGGTGGAGCCTTATTCATATATTAATTATTAAGATTATTATTTATTAATATAATATTATCTACGCGTTTTTCTACGCTTTCTTCTCTTTCTCTTCTTTCTTGATTTCTTTCTCTTTCGCTTTCTTGTCTTTCTCTTTCTTCTCCTCTTTCGCTTTCTTGTCTTTCCTCCTTTATTCTGCTTTGCTCTCCATCTTTGTAAAAATGGCGCGGAACTAATCCGTTCTGACGCTTCCTGACCACTTTTTGATGCAGTGCTCCCTTTCTCGTCTAATTCTTTAAAAAGACCTCTCTTAAGTCTTCCTACATGAGGCATTATGTTTCCCTTTTTATTTTCCCTGCTAACTGCTGCGGTTGTTTGTTTCGCTATTTCTTTTGCCGTTAGTACAGCTTTTGACATATATACATAATACAGATTATATTATAACGCGGTGCTTTTTTCTCAGTTATTATACATCCAATATATTCCTATCAACATTACTCCACCTACACCAGCATAAATAAATTTCTTCTTCTTTTTCAAATATTCTTGGTCTATAAGCTCTTTAGGTTTAAATTTATCGTAATACTCTTCTAAACTTTCATAAAATGTATTTGTTGGTAATTCAAGTTCTTCATTTAATTTATTTGTAATGTAATGGATCCATTTGCCAAAATTCATTCGGTTGTCTAAATATGGTTGAACAGGATATTGATTTAATAATTTACCAAAATTTTTACCCATAGGATGAATAGGAAAATAGAAGGGTAAATTTTGAATAAGAGTAAAATATTTTTTCTTTGTTGCATCATTAGGTTTATTTGGATATGTCATACCAATTGTTTGAAGAGTGAATTTAAAATATGGATACCAAACCTGAGGATCTAATTTTTGTTTATGTTTATTTGTTGCCATTTATATACCAAACAATATAAAAACAATTTGATTTTAACATATAATGAACAATAAAAATTATCAGTTTTGTAACAATTGTGGAAAGATGGGGCATGTATTTCATGCTTGTAAAAAACCAATTACTAGTTCAGGCATAATATGTGTAAAAGATAATGAAAAAGTAAATAAATATTTATTAATATGTAGAAAAGATACATTAGGTTATGTGGATTTTATAAGAGGCAAATATCCTTTATATAATAAGGGATATATTCAAAATATAATAGATGAAATGACATTAAATGAGAAAAAGAAAATATTAACCATGACTTTTAATGAATTATGGACAGATTTATGGGGTAATTTTGTAAGAATGCAATATCAACAAGAAGAAAAAATGTCAAGACAAAAATTTCAACAAATACGCGAAGGTATTTACATGTTTGAAAAAGATTTCTATAATATAGAGTCATTGATAAATAATAGTAATACGAAATGGGTAACACCCGAATGGGGATTTCCGAAAGGAAGAAGGAATTACATGGAAACGGACAATAGTTGTGCTGTAAGAGAATTTAATGAAGAAACGGGTTATACAGAAAATGATTATGAAATTATAAAAAATGTTTTACCATATGAAGAAATATTTATGGGTTCCAATTATAAATCATATAAACACAAATATTATTTAGCTATTTATAGAGGTGATAAAGGAGATGAAGGAAAGTATCAAAAAACAGAGGTTAGCAATATGAAATGGTTAACTATTGATGAATGTTTAAACTTAATAAGACCTTATAATTTAGAGAAGATTGAAATAATAAAGAATATTGATAAAATATTACATAAATATAGTTTAATCTCATAATATATTAATGAAGACAAATCATAATATATTAGTTGGTGGAGCTAGTTATATGAAATGGATATACGAACACGATGAAGTAAAGAATAATTTGTATATAATTTTTAATGACCCTGAAGGAAATATAAGAATTAAAGTTAAAGTAGAAGGAATTACTGATAAATCAAAATTACAATTAAGTATACCTGAAATTAACGATGAACAAATGAAAATAATTAAAAATAATAATAATCAATTTGAACATGACCCTAATCATATCGATGATTATGATTATTGGTTAACACAGTTTTTACCCAGGAGATTTATAGATCCTAATACAAAAAATGGTCTTGTTTCAAAGGGCAATCCATATTTTAAAAAAGTAAATTCAAAAAATGAATATTTTAGATATATAAATCCGGAATTTACTGGCAAAAATCCAAATGGGACATCTATTAATAAGAAATCAATATGGCCTAAACTTGAAGCGAAATGGAATGGAGAAGAAATATCAAATAAAAAAGATACAAAGAAAAAAGAGACAAAGAAAAAAGAGAAGAAAGAACCAAAAAATAAAACTAAAAAAAATACTACAAAGAAAAAAGATACAAAGAAAACTAAGATGAAAAAGAAGAATAAGCCGAAAGAGGGTGAAAAATTAATAGATTTTATGAAAGATTTTTTAAAGGATGGTAATGAATTTTTGAAAAAGGACAATATACATTATAATGCGTTTTTGAAAACAATTGAAGACAAAAATCGGCTAGGAGCAAAGGAAGAAGCAATTAGATTAAAAGATCCAGAATCAGGAGATGAAGACTATATATTATATCCTATATTGGAAGATACTGATAATTTCAATAAAAGAATATATGATAAAAAAGAATTCAAGGAAGGGAACGAATATCCATTACGTGAATTGCCTGAAAAAAATAGGGAAGAAAAATTTATAAAATTAACTGATAATATATGTAACAATTTTGAATTTGAATTGCTACCGCATCAAAAATTTATAAAGAATTTTTTATCATTTAAAACACCATATAATAGTTTGCTACTATATCATGGTCTAGGAACAGGTAAAACGTGTTCATCAATTGGTGTTGCTGAAGAATTTAGAACATATTCAAATCAAATGGGTATAAATAAAAAAATTATGATAGTATGTTCAGAATTTGTTCAAGCTAATTATAAAAAACAATTATTTGATGAAACAAAATTAAAAAAAATGAACGATGGGTTATGGAATATTAAATCTTGCACAGGTAATAAATTTTTAAAAGAAGTTAATCCTATGAATATGGAAAATTTGGATAGAGAAGAAGTAATAAAACAAGTAAAACAAATAATAAAAGATAATTATGAATTTATTGCTTATCAAAAATTTGCGAGTCAAATAAGAAACGCAATTGATAAAGTATCCAAAACAGATGAAAGGGAAAGACAACTTGAGTTGAAAAAAATTTACTCAGATAGATTAATAATAATAGATGAAGTTCATAATATAAGAGATATTAATGATGCACCAGCACAAGAAATAGACGATGAGGGAAAAAAGAAGAAGAAAGAAAATATAAAAGGTACAACTGAAAATTTTAAAAAATTAGTATCTTATGCTGATAATCTTAAATTGTTGTTATTAACAGGAACACCTATGTATAATGAATATAAGGAAATAATATGGTTACTAAATTTGATGAATTTGAATGATAATAGATATACTATAGAAGAAAGTGATATATTTGATAATAATGGCGAGTTTATAATAGATGATAATGGTAAAAATATAGGCAAAGAGTTATTAATACAAAAATCAACAGGATACGTATCTTTTGTAAAAGGAGAAGATCCATATATGTTTCCATTTAGAGTTTATCCTGAAGATGATAATACTCCAGGTGGATATTCAGAGAATTCATTGAATTTGTTAAAAAAAGAAAGTGGATATGTATATCCAAAATATCAATTAAATGATGTTGAAATTGATAAAGATAAACCAGAAGGAGAGATAAAGGGAATACAATTTTTAGATATATTTTTAACTACAATAGGTTCTAAACAGAAAATAATTTATGAAGATTATATTAACAAATTAATAAAAGATAATACTTTTAAGAAAGGGCAAAAGAATTTTTCATATGCTGCTTTGTCAACACCATCACAATTATTGAATATTTCTTATCCATCTGAAGAGAGAGACATTAAATATCATTATGGTGAAAAAGGATTAAAGGAAATAATGAATTTTAATAGATCATCTATGACAGATTTTGAATACAAAGAAAATTATGAAGGATTTTTTAAAATAAATAAACTACAAGAATGGAGTGGTAAAATAACAAAAATAATTAAAGAGATAGAAAGATCCAAAGGTATTATATTAATTTATTCACAATATATTGCTGGAGGTTGTATTCCTATGGCATTAGCTTTAGAAGAAGCTGGATATGGCAAACATCGTGGTAAGTCTATATTCAAAAAACCACCACCAAAACCAGATGATGTAAAGAGAGGTTCTTATATAATGATAACTGGTCAAACGAGAAGTGCCGAATTGATTAAAGATTTAAGTGATTGTAATGCTGTTGATAATAAAAATGGAGATAAAATTAAGGTAGTTATAATTTCCCGCGCCGGATCTGAAGGTTTAGATTTTGCGAATATAAGGCAGGTGCATATTTTAGATGCTTGGTATAATTTAAATAGAACAGGTCAAATTGAAGGTAGAGCGATAAGAAATCAAAGTCATTGTAATTTAAAAATAGAGAAAAGAAATGTATTGATATTTTTACACGGAACACACGGTTTAACTGATGAAAAAGAAGCAATAGATTTATATATGTATAGAATAGCTGAAGAGAAAGCAATATTGAGTGGTAAAGTAGCTAGAGTATTAAAAGAAAACGCAGTAGATTGTTTATTAAATGAAAATCAAAAGCAATCCAATAAAGATATATTAAAAGTTAAAACTAAAATTAAATTATCCAATGATCATGAAATAGAGTTTGATATAGGGCATCATAACAATACACAAATATGTGATTTTATGGATTGTAATTACAACTGTAAAGCAAAAGCAGGAGAACCTTGGATAGCAAATACATATACTTATAATGATACATTTATGAAATTAACAGTAACAAAAATTATTGAAATAATAAAAAGATTATTTAAGGAAAGATATGTATATGATAAAAATACGTTAATGCGATTGATAAGAAATCGTAGGAAATATAAAAATGATGAAATATACAATGCTCTATCGGTATTAATAAACGATAAGACAGAATACATAGAAGATAATTTAAATAGGAAAGGTAGATTAGTGAATATAGGTGATTTATATTTATTCCAACCATTAGAAATAAGTTATGAACAACTTAGCTTGTATCAACGAAGAAATCCAATACCATATAAACCGAAATCTTTCACTGTTGATTTGAAAGGCTTTCAAGATGGAACACGAGCGAAAGGAAGAGATTGGAAAAAATCATAAAATTTTTAATAAAATTGATTTATATTTAAAAACATTATATATGTAATATATAATGTCTAATCTTGCAAGATCGAGAAAATCTTATGGAATTTATATGGAGAATATATTGACTAGAAAAGTTGTAATTCCTTTTCATCAAATAGGTAAAAATATAGAAGATATATTAAATAAGGTAATCGCTAGAAATTTAGAAGGTCGTTGTGCTAGTGAAGGTTATGTTAAAAAGGGTTCAGTTAGTATAATATCATATTCTGCTGGCGTTGCATCAAGTGAAAATATATCTTTTGATGTTAGTTTTAAATGTGAAATATGTAAACCGGTTGAAGGAATGAGAATAAGATGTAGTGTCTGCAATATAACAAAAGCAGGAATTAGAGCAATATATCATAAAGAAAATTGTAAAGATAAGGACGGTGACGCAATAAAATCATTTGAATCACCAATAACAGTATTTGTAGCAAGAGAGCATCATATAAAAGATAAAAGTTATTCTGAAATTACAAGAGAAGGTGAAGATATAATAATAAAAGTGATAGGGATAAGATATCAATTAAATGATGATAATATAGCAATATTAGGTGAATTATGTAAAACGAAAAGAGATAATAAAGGTAAAAAACAATTAAGTATAACAGGTAGTTGTGTTGTTCCTAGTGATAACAATAAGGATTAGAAAAAAAATAATATAAAAGATTAATATCTATTTTTTATAAATGGCTAATAAAATAGATATAAATAAATTGAAACAATTGAAAAATACAATTGAAAGTATGGATGCTGTTCATCATCCAAAAATTCTTGATATATTGAAAACAAATAATATCCACATATCAAGTAATCGCAATGGATGTTTTATAAATATGAATCTTTTTACGGATCAAATTTTGAAAGAATTAAATGATTTTATTAACTATATCAATATACAAGAGAAAACGTTAGGTGCTGTAGAAAGTGCTAAGAAGAACTTAAAAGTTGAATATTTTAATAATAATAAAAAAGATAATAAAGAAACGACATCATTATTACATAACTCATGTTAAATATAAAAGATATTGCACCTTATATGCTAACAAATAAAACAATAAATAATATTATGAAAAATAGAATTAATCCAGTAATAAAAATAAAACATGATAAAAAAATTGTACCAAAGAAAGAGAATTTATTAAAAAATTTTTTTAGTGCGAAAAATACTTGTGATAAACTAATATGGTATTATCATATTTTATTAAATGGATTACAATCATATCATTTTTTAGGAAGCAATAGTTATGAAGAAGAAAAGAAGATAAAAATAGATTTGGTTTATAAAGTGCGAGAAAAGAAACAAATATTAAAAAATCATAAAATTAAATATCGCGAAGTGGAAGCGAATTTATGTAATGATGATAAAATAAATATGAATACTTTTTTAGCATTATTAATAATATCAGAAATTAATTTTTATTATAGTGATGATAAGTTTTATTACACTAAATTGATTAATTGTGATTTAGATAACTATTGTTATTTACATAAAAATAAAGATGATTATTATTTATGGTATAATGAAGAAAAGCCTGAATTTGAAATAATATCAAAAAAATTAATTACAATAGATAATATAAATAAACCCTTGAAAACGATATCATCATATAAAAAACCCGAATTAGAAGAGTGGTGTAAGAAGTTAAAAATAAAATATGAATTTGTAGGACAGAAAAAACTTACCAAGAATAAATTATATGCCTTAATTCAGGAAAAATTAATATAAAATTGAATATATTTAAAATAATGTGTATTTTATATATATTATGAGTAAAAAAGAAATGACATCACAAGAACAATTAGATGAATTATTAAATTTATATTATATGGATTCACAGCCGGTGTCTACAGATAAAGAATTAGAATTAAAATATGGATTGGGTGAAAATTATATAACAAAAACACAATTTAATAATGTCATGAATAAACTAACAGCATCTGGATTTATTTTACTTAATAAAGAAGGTGATTATACATTAAGAATAAATCCTATGTCAAGAGGTAGAAGTGGCATGGTAAATCAATCCTATGTTAGAGCCGAAATAAATGAATTGAATAATATACAAACTTATTGTAAAACGGATTATTTTGATCCTATGAATATACCGGATCATATTAATTTGATCCAAAAAAGAAGAGCTATAAAAGATAAAAAGGCAGATCCAAAAAATCCTGGTAGAATAATAAATGAGTTTGCAAAACCAGTTGACTTCCATAATTCTAATTTTAGAGTAAATTATAAATTAGAAAAAAAATTATCAGAAGAAGATAAAGTATTACAAAGTGTATTAAAAGAGTGGCCTACATCAAAGAAAATATATAGATATTTAAAAAGATATAGATTTAAAATACCAAATATGCCATTTGAAATACATTGTACTATAGTCAAAACCTCGAAACAAAAAAAGTCTCGTGGTAGAAGTATTTATGTACCGGAAAGTAATATTGAAGCATCAAATGTATTTAATAATCCCGAAAACTATGAGATAGAGTTAGAATTTATAGACGATGATATTACAAATATGGTTAGACAAAAAGCAAGTGCTGATGGATATAAAGAATCTCAACCTACAATATTTAATAGAATTGTCATGAATATTATAAAAAAGTATACAAAAATTATTTTATCAGGAATACAATCATCAAATTTTCCAATACGTTATAATGAACAAACCGAAGTATTGAAAGACTATTTGAAGTTATCATATATAAATAAATATGTAACAAATGTTAAAGATAATAAAAGAAAACCAATAATAACGTTAGAACAATTATTGAAAGGTGATTCTAATTATAAAAGAAAAAATAGGATGAATTTTATAGGACCATCTACAGTAAGTCTAGAGATGAAACACGTTGTTCAAACAAAAAATAAAAATATTCCGAATATTAATAATTTATATACCGTTACAGAAAAAGCGGATGGTGAAAGACATTTATTATATATCAATGACTCAGGTAAAATATATTTATTAGATATTAATTTGAATGTTAAATTCACTGGTTGTGTGATACATGATGAGAAGGCATTTAATAGTATTTTAGATGGTGAATTGGTTTTATTTAATAAAAAAGGTGAATTTATAAATAATTTCCTTATATTTGATTTGTACGTGGTAAGAAAAAAAGATTTTAGACAATATCCATTTATGAGTACCAGTCACATTCAACATGAAATGAAATATGGAAGTCCAGATATAGATAAAAATAAATTTAGATATATTGAAATGAGAAAGCTAGCAATGTTATTACAAGAAGAGAGTAAAAATATAATTTATAGTAAACCAGTTCCTATGATTTTTAAATCAAAAGAATTTGAGAATAACACACAAATATCGATATTTCAACAATGTAAAAAAATATTAGATAAAGTAAATACATTAGATTATGAAACTGACGGATTAATTTTTACACCAATAGATAAGAGTGTAGGTTCTGATAAGATAACATTAAATCATTCTTCACAAAGAACTTGGCTTTACTCTTTAAAATGGAAACCTCCAATTCATAATACAATAGATTTCTTGGTAACTACTAAGAAAGCAGGAACGAAAGATTACATAGGAAACATATATGAGAAAGGAACAAATACCGATAGTGGTTCTGGTATTAAACAGTATAAACAATTAGAGTTAAGAGTAGGGTATTCGCAATACAAACATGGTTTCTTGAATCCTATGAATAGTGTGATCCATGACACCATAAAAAGAGTATATGATCCACGTGATTTATCTCAATATAAACCAGTATTATTTTATCCAACAAATCCTACACCTGATTATGCTATTTGTTATTGTAATATTCTGTTAAGCAATGAAGGTAATAAACAATTCATGAAAATAGAAAATGGTGCAGATGTATTTGAAAATGATATGATTGTTGAATTTAGATTTGATGCAACTAAACAAAAAAACTGGCAATGGGTCCCAATTAAAGTAAGATATGATAAAACAGCAGCTTACAAAAAAGGACAAAGAAATTATGGAAATGATTATTCCGTAGCAAATAGCGTTTGGATGTCTATAAATAACCCTATAACAGAAGAAATGATAAAAAGTGGTGATAAAATTCCAGATTATATTGATGACAACACTGTTTATTATAGTAATGATAAAAAAACCACTAATACTAAACCTCTAAGGGATTTTCATAATAAATATGTCAAATTTAAATTATTAAATCACATCAGTAAAGCAGATAAAAATCTTTTGGATATGACTGTTGGAAAAGCAGGTGATTTGCCAAAATGGATACAAGCAAGATATAATAGTGTTGTTGGTATAGATTATTCTGTAGATAATATTGAAAATTCTTTAGATGGCGCGTGTGCAAGATATTTAAAAGAAAAACAAAAAAAGGCATCTATACCAAAATGTATGTTTTTATCCGGAGATTCTAGTAAAAATATTAAAAATGGTGCTGCTTTCGGCGATAAACAAAAAAATAAATTAATAATGAATGCTATATATGGTAATGGAAGTCGTGATCCTAAAGAAATTGGTGAAGGAACCGCAAAAATATTTGGTGTTGGTGAAAAAGGTTTTGATGTTATCAGTAACCAATTCTCTACACATTATTTCTTTAAAGATAAAGAAACCCTTATTGAGTTTGCTACAAATTTAAGTGAAAATTGTAAAATCGGTGGTTATGTTATGGGAACATGTTATGATGGTAAAAAAATTTTCAACCTATTAAAGGATAAAGAACCCAATGAAACTATTGTGAAAAAAGACAATAAAGGAAATATTATTTGGAGAATAGTAAAAAGATACCAAGGTAGTGAATTTAAAATAGACGAAACATCTTTAGGTTTAGAAATAGACATTTTACAGGAATCTATTAATAAGGTTCATACTGAATACTTAGTTATTTTCGAATATTTCTCAAAAATTCTTGAATCTTTTGGTTTTATTCCTTGTCCTGAAGAAGAATTGGATAGATTTGGTTTAAAAAAACATATAGGATCTTTCAAAGAATTATTTGACTTAATGGAAAATGATGTTAAAGAAGATAAATTTCCTAAGAAAAATATTGGAAAAGCATTGGATATGACTGAAGCAGAAAAATTTGTTAGCTTCTTAAATAACTATTATGTTTTCAAGAAACATCATAAAGTTAATACACAAACTGTTAGAAATAGTTTATATAATATTGATAATCCTATTAGTACAGAAGAAAAAGAACAATATCAATCTATTGTTGATAGTTCATTACAAAAACAACGCGACTTTGTTATTAAATACAGAAGAAAGATTCAATTAAAATAAATACTACATCAAAAATAATTTAAAGTTAGAATAATATAATAGATTAAATTAATGTTATATTATTTACTGAATCAAGTAAAATATAAAATACAACCCGAAAACATAAAAATAAATTTCACATTGAAAAATGAAAATAATAGTATTCCTTTATACATAAGTAAATCATTAGCCAAATATTTAAACGAAGCAAAACAACAAATAGCTAATTATAATGGTAATTGGGATAATGTAAAAAAATATACAAATCCTTTTGAATTTATACATACTAACATACCACACACTAATTATTCAATAAGCAAATATAAACCTATTTCAAGGGCTTTTTTTAAAATAGTTGAAATTTATAATACATTCAATTTATTATCACATAACCAACCTATAAAAACGTATCATTTGGCAGAAGGTCCTGGTGGTTTTATTGAAGCAACTTCCTATATTCGCAATAATAAATCCGATGAATATTACGGTATGACATTAATTGAAAAAAAAAATAATAATGTTCCTGGATGGAAAAAAAGTGAAATTTTTTTAAAGAAACACCCTAATGTTCATATTGAAATTGGTTCAACTGAAAATGGTGATTTATACCATCCTGATAATTTTAAATACTGTTTTAATAAGCATCAAAATTCTTTTCATATTATAACTGGCGATGGAGGATTTGATTTTTCTAGTGATTTTAATAACCAAGAAGATCAAGCTTTTAGATTAATTTTTACACAAGTTATGTATGCAATAGCTATGCAAAAATATGGAGGAACATTTATTTTAAAAATTTATGACTGTTTTTTATTATCCACTAATCAATTGATATATCTTCTATCTACCTTTTACAATAATGTATATATTTCAAAACCTAATACTTCAAGACATGCTAATTCTGAAAAATATATTATTTGTACTGATTTTAAAGAAACTGATACCACATTAATTTCTCATAAATTCATGCGTGTTTTAACCGTATTACAAAAAATTAAATTTGATATATATTCTATATCTAATATTATTGATTTACCCATCAATTTATACTTTAAAAATCATATTGAAGAGATAAATGCTATTTTTGGACAACAACAAATAGAAAATATAATCAATACTACAAAAATTGTATCTTTTAGAGAAAAAAAAAATGACAAATTAAATCAAAACAAAAATATCAATATACAAAAATGCATTAATTGGTGTATTCAAAACAATATTCCCTACAATAAATTTATTCAACCTTCCAATATTTTTTTATCTTAACGAAACATACAAAATAAATAATTATCTTAATTAATATTATATGCCTATTAATGAAGATAAAATAAAGCCAGAAGATATGAAAAGACAATGGCACGCTCAACAAGAAGATATATTAAAAGAATGGAGTGAACAAGCCGGATGTTATCGTTGGATGCATGAAAGAGCATACCAAGTTTATAAAAAACAAAATATGCGTTTTAGCATCCCCGTTATTGTTATCAGTACAATAACTGGAACAGCTAATTTTGCTCAATCCGGTTTTCCTGAAAGTATAAAAGGATGGGCACCATTAATTATAGGAACTCTTAATTTAGCGGCAGGTCTTATAACCACTATCGCGCAATTTTTAAGAGTAAGTGAACTTCTTGAAGGTCATAGAGCAGCCAGTATAGCTTATTCAAAATTAAGTAGGAACATTGCTGTTGAATTATCTTTGCCCTCTGATGAACGTTCCATGCCTGGTATTGATTATATTAAACAATGTAGGAGCGATATTGATAGATTAATTGAACAAAGTCCGCCTATTCCTCCTGATATTTTGAATACATTCGATAAAAATATATTACAAGATCCATCTGGAGAAAAGGAAGTATTATTTTCTGTCCCACCTATATTGAAATTAGAACCTGTTAGCGTATTTAGAACAGAAATTGATCAAGAACAGAGAATTAAAAAAGCTATGGAAATGAAAGAAATTGCGAGAAAACAAAAAGAAAGAATGATTAAAGAAGAACAAGACAAAATCGATGCCGCAATTAAAAAACACGAACAAAGAAGACAAAGTATAAGAGGTGAAGTTGAACTTGAAAGTATCGCTAGAAAATTACAACAAGAACAAAAACAAAAACTAGATAAACAGACATACAAAGAAAATTTATCACTTGGCGATTTAACAAAAAGAATAGACAAATTTAAAGATATTTTAACACAAGACCTATCTGATTCCGAAGAAGATAAACCACCAACACCTCCTGCTGCTGTTCAAATAGTTATTGAGGATATAAGTGAAAACGAAATTGAAAATAATATTATTGAGACCACGGACCTCAGTAATAATGATATTAATTAAATTTTTCATGAGCCAGACATATATTTGAATCACCTTTCTTATTAGGCATTAATTCTCCTTTTATTCTTCTGTTAATCATAGGAAATGGTATATTTACCTTCACATGATTTCCCGTATCTATAAATTCCTTGAATTTTTTATATAATTCCTTTACTGGTTCATATGTAGGTGTTAATTCAAATTTACTTAACTCTTTTATTATATTTCTAATATCTTCTTTGCGTTCATCTTTTGTTTTATATTCAACCTTTTTTCTTTGCCTTTTATCTTGAGACATTTTAAATATATTATGTAAATTATATTTAATATATTTAACTCCAATATGTATTGTTCCTTGTTGATGTTTGCCATCTCCTATATCTTGCTCTCTCTCTTTCTAATTGTAATCTATAATAATTATGCCTTTCTTGAAATGTTGATGATCTAAACAACTCATCTCTAACCCTTCTTCTTCTTATAGTTGTTGGTAATGTAAAATCTAGAACCGGATCTTCAGAACCAACTTCTTTCCTACATACAGGGCACGTGCTCTTTCTTTCTAGCCATTTATCAATACATTTTTTATGATATACATGATCGCAAGATAACACTTTCTTATCTAAAGTTACGTCTGTTAAACATATGCTACACATAGGGTTCTCTTTTTTCAGCAATGATGCCTCATCATAAGTTTTTACAACCGTATCTCTTGTGACGTTTGCGCTTAAAAAACTAGCAAATACTCTATTTTGTCTTACACTTGGCGAATCGCATTTTGGTATTCCATCTTCATCAATATTTGCTCTTCTTGCTAATCTTGCTTGACCAACAGACATCATTTTTACCAAGTCTTTCGCTTTAAATCTAAATTCACCATATTTACCCTTTTGAATTAAATCGCCAGAAAATTCATTCCCTTGTATTTTTTTGACTTCAAAATAATAATTTCCTGAAGGAACAATATTACCATCTAAATCAAAAAAAGTGTCTGTTGCACTTATTGTTGTATTTATTTTTTCTGTCATATTAATTAAGAATATTATATTTTTTTAGTAATTTTTTTTGTGTTAAGTAGCTAATTGTAGTATTTAAAACTTTTTTCATAAAATATACGTTTTTTACTAGAGATTCCTGAACTTTGTCATCATCTACTTTGTATCTTTGATAACGCCCGTTCCTTAGACATTTTCTACACTCTTTTTTCATTATTGGATTGAAATCCTGAAAACACCAGTAAACAAATGCATGAATTCCGTTATGTGAAAGCAAATCTGTCGCTTCTTTATGATGATTATTCATCATAAGCCACATCGTAAATGGGAAGATATAACAAAACCCATAGTTGTCATATTCTTGTAAGCAAGCTCCTAAATAAAATGATTTCATATTAAACGTTATTTTATCTTTTTTTGGTAGGTTTTTGTTGATATAACGAAACATTTCGTTTAAGAATATGTAATCAATTGGTTTTTTGTATTCCTTGCCATTTTGATCTTTTGGTGTCCAATTACCGTGCGAATTTATGTAGTATGCTTTTTTATTGTGAATTATTAAAACACCTTCATGGACGCTATCTTTTTCATTATAGTTGTCCATAGATACAAAAACGAAATTCGTTTTTTCCAAATCTAGGTATTCCGTTATAAATTCATCAATATCATATTCATAAGGAACAAATATTCCTTTTTCATTTTCAAAAACACCCCAATCCATATATTCAACATAATGTTTCATCTTTTTTCCTTTATTCCAAAATGCCTTTCTCATATCGATATCCAGATTGGATATCATTATATCTTCGCAAGACATAGCATTTACCAATTGATGCGCCACATTACCATGTAATTCGGTGCTATCGAATCCATATCTATCACTTTTTCTTTGTAGATATTTAAATGTGTTTGTTTTTTGTAGGTATGATTTTACAGATTTCATCTTGTCATTTAGAATTAATATAACTACATGGCAAATATCAATTCAATTTTTTTATAATCTCCCAGGTATGTATATGTCTAATTTGAAGATTGGCGATAAAATAATAGATGATGAAACGAATATTATAGCAACAGTAAAAAGTGAAAGAGACCCTAAAACAAGAGAATATGATGTTTTATTACAAAAAAAAGGCTATGTACCCACTATGATAAGACAAACATCACTTCCAAAAAACAAAAAAGAACAAGATGCAGTAGCAGAAAAATGGAAAAAAAGTTTGAATAAAAGTGGTTTAAAATCAAAAAAAAGTAATAAAGGTATAGATTTTACTGTTCAAGGACCTAAGCACACATTTAGAGTAACAAATGTAATAACAACTTCAAAAGAAAAATCACCAAACACTAAAGTTTTTATACATCCAACATCTGGTCGTAAATTTACTATAACAGATGTTCCAAAAACAGATGTTCCAAAAACTAGGAAAAAGAAAGGTGGTAGGAAGCGTAGAAGGAGAACACGCAAGAAAAAACGTAGAAGACGCACAAAGAAAAAGCGCAGAAGACGTCGCCGTAAAACCAGAAAATAATTAATTATTAATAATATTTTAATAATTAATAACCATAACTTGAACCACCCGTATTCGTATTCGTATTAGTATTTGTATTCGTATTCGTATTTGTATTTGTATTCGTATTCGTATTCGTATTCGTATTCGTATTTGTATTCGTATTCGTATTCGTATTTGTATTCGTATTCGTATTTGTATTTGTATTCGTATTCGTATTCGTATTTGTATTAGTATTCGTATTAGTGTTACCATATGTACCACCTGTAGTAGTCCCTGTAGTTGTTCCGGTAGTTGTTCCTGTAGTTGTTCCTGTATTACCATATGTACCACCTGTAGTAGTCCCTGCGCTAGTCCCTGTGCTAGTCCCTGTAGATGTGCTGTATGATGTTCCTGTAGTTGTTCCAGTTGTTGTTCCTGTATTTGGAACAAAATTACTAGTAGCTCCTTGTTGAGCTAAAACATTTACTCCTCCTCTTTCTACAGAATTAGTTTGGAATCCTGTTATTTCTGGTATTATACTACCTTTTGAATAGGATTTAACTGTGACTTTATAAGTAGCTTTATCAACAGTTCTGATTATTGTAACTGTTGGTGTGGTTTCAATATAAATAATACTTGTATCAGTAACAAATTCTGTGAATTGTCTTTCATCATTATTAGTTGTTGTATTTGTAGTAGGTATTGGACCGAAATTAGCATATGGATTTTTTGCTTCAGGATTTGTATTGAATTCAAGAGGTCTCCATTTGAAATTAATATCAAAATTATATAAATTTTTCTGATACCAATTGGATTCCAATCCAAATGTAGGTGGAGGAACAGTAAGTGGTTCGAATTTTGGAAATACATAAACAGGTGTTGGTGGATCAGATTCAATGTCTCCAGTGTAATCAGGTCTACAAGTAAGTCTTTTATTTTCGCGACTAGTATAAGGTTTACAAGAAGGAGGTTTTGCGATATCTACTCTAAAACGTGGATCATTTGAATCATAACAATTTTTATTTCTATTTCTACAGTTAGAACCATAATTAGCGACTATTCTTGCTGTAACAGCATTATATTTTAAACGATTTATTCTTGCACGATGTGATACGGCACCATACGTAGAATGATTTCTATTTGCTTTTTTATAAGTAGCACATCTTTTATACATAACATTATTATTACTTATATCGGGATGAGATACCAAATAATTATTAGATGAATCACTCAAAGGAATAGCGGAACGAAAATTACCGGGAACATTTTGTTTATATAATTTATTTTTTTTATGTAATAAATGATTATGCGAGAAAACAAATTTATTAGATATACGTCCACCTGGATTTTGTGCTGTAGTAATATAAGGATTATAACAACATTTTAATGCGTGATTATCTTTCAATATTTTTGTATTTTCCCCACATACTTCACCTGGTTTTGGACATGGTAATGATTTTCTATATTGCCTTAAAGGCATTCTAAATGGAGTATTACAATCCGTTCTTCTTAATGTACTTTTCCCATCATTTATTTCTTGTCTAGTTATTAAATTAAAATTTGTAGATGGATATGTTTGTCTATTAAATATATTCATAGTAATAGGCATTTGATGTATATTAATAATATTAATTATTAGTCTAATTTTATTAATTTAATTTATATATTGAATTATAAACACCCAATGCTTTCCTTCTTGCTACGTGTTGAGGACAACAATTTTCAGGGTGATTTTCATTATATAATTCTTTATAACTTTCTCTTCTACCAGCAGCATTAGGATATACTCCTACACATTTATTAGGATCATTTTTACATTTTACAGCACCTACAATTGTATTATATCTTAATCTATCTATTCTTGAACTACTATCCACTGCGCCTTGTTTATAAAATTTTTTATTACTAAATTTAGCAGTTGTTTTTGCCATATTACAACTATTAATAATATTACTATCACATTTACCTCCATGGCCATACAAATCACCATTTCCTTTTGATGTTGGTAATTTCATATCATATGTCATTCTTCTTTTATTTTTTAAATAGTCGTTATAACCATAACTATATTTCGATTCATTTTTATTTGGTTGTAATCCAGATTTTATTAAATATTTATTTGTCCTTTCTTTTGGACAATGAACATTAGCGTATAATCTATCGTCAGGTAATATAACAGTATGTAAAACACCTTCTCTACCGTGTTTTTTTCTTGTACAGTTACCACTGGTTATACATACAGATTTAGCATTTTTTGCTATTCCTATATAGTTACACGGTTTGCAATTATGAACTTTCCATCTTCTTGACCAATACATATATTAATTGTCAAGAAAATTAATTATCCACAATTAATATATATGCGTGATTTTCTAATAAATATAGTTATAATTTTTTTTAGTGGATTATTTATGTATCATTCTCTTTCAA